CTTCGAGCGTGGTGGGAGTCTCGGTGATCCCGATAGCCTCGGCTGCCGGAGTCTCGCTAAAGACCTTCTCTTCGAGCGTGGTGGGAGTCTCGGTGATCCCGATAGCCTCGGCTGCCGGAGTCTCGCTAAAGACCTTCTCTTCGAGCGTGGTGGGAGTCTCGGTGATCCCGATAGCCTCGGCTGCCGGAGTCTCGCTGAAGACCTTCTCTTCGAGCGTGGTGGGAGTCTCGGTGGCCCCTATATTCTCAGTGAAACTTCTATTCTCTGTCGTCCCGGCAACACTCGCCGCCCGGAATGCTATATGCCACGAAACCCAATCTCGCCCACCAGGAGCATTACAAGACAGACCAGTCGCAATCGTTGTGCCTGTGTCGAGATCCTGCATCATTCCGATGGTGCCCTGGCCGCCCGTACCTGAGAGTTGTGCATCGATTGAGAAGCCTGTTGGTGATGGATTCGTGAATGTCGTATCTCTCGACCAGCCGACAAAGCCAACTTGTATAAAGTTGCCGCTGCCAGTCGGAGCCGCAACGAGGGACCATGCAACATTGCCGTTTCCTGTGTTGCCGCCACCTGTTAAAACATCAGCCGCTCCTCTGTACACGCTCACCGTGCATTTCTGTCCAGACCCTCCGTAACCAGTTCCGGTTGTTATCCTGTCTTCCGAGTTCGTCCCATGAGTTGCAGTAGTCCATTTTCCCCACCACACAGACAGCATCGCATTGCCATTTGTGCTGTAGTCCAGAAGTGACAGTGCGTGAGATGAAGTGTTGGCTGAATTCCTGAACCTCGGAGCCTCGCCAGCGACATCAGGGATATTGTCAGCATCCTTGCCGCCCATGACACCAACCAAAACGATGTCGCCATCTGCGAACGCCGTACCCGGAACAATGACCGCACCATCCGGGTTGCCGATTGTGGTGATATACGGATTGGTAATCGCCATCAGGCTTCGGTGTATTCTATTTTGATATAGACCTTGCCGGGTGCATCCATGTCTTCAACTACAAACTGGACGACATCGCCAGCAGGGACCAGCAATCCTTGCCCTGCGAAAGTCTCGATATCGAACACCGAAGATCTGGTATCTGTCATGGATGGCGGGCTTGCAGGATTATATCCATACAATGCCGTCGTCTTGGTTCCGCTCTCGAACTTCCTCACGGTGTGTGTGCCCTTGGCGTCTCTTGGATCGGTTGTCACATATGGATGACCGGTGGTTCCGTCAGCATTCAGAAGTGAAGAATTCGTTCCCCATTTATGGCCAAGATATCCCTCAATCTCCTGACGCTGAGTCGCTCCCATTACATCGATGGACTCGTTGTAGACCAGAAGTTCTCTGATCCAGAAGGTAGCCGATCCGGCAGTGCCGCCTGTGGTCTCTGACTTGTTCAGGAAGTCGAAGTTGAAAGCATGGGTGAATGTCGAGGTATCGTTGAGGACTTCTTCTCCATTCATGAAATCCCACACTTCTTTGCTCGTACTGTGCGACAACATTCTGACGCAATCATTGCTCATAAGGCTGCCCGACCAGAGATTGTCATTTCCACCAGCGTCGATAACTGCACACTTATTGTTTTCGATTCCCCAGATGGATACGAGATCAGACCTTGACGCATTGGTTCCGCCGAATAGGTGACCGTCACGGCTAGAGTTTTTCGTGACAGTTTCCAGTGCTACAAAAATAGTCCATTGATCCGTTGCACCGAAATGGAAATATGTCGATGGCAAATCAACGAATTCTCCCGGTGCGACGACGATGGCTGGACCGCCAGCCGCACCCCCCATAGGGATACGATAGTACGATGGACGATCCGCACTGGTTGCCTGACCCACCGTTCTCCTCGGGTCGTACCATGATTTCCAAGTCGTGACATCGCTGCCCGTAGTGACATTGCCGAATGTCTCATTCTTGTCTGCGAGAAGTGCAAAGGTGAGGGATTCGCCGAAGACATCTGTCTTCAACTGATCGACAGTCATGTTTAACTTTAAAGGAGAGTTGTTCTCTTTCAGCACATACACATTGTTGATCTTGTGTGCGGTCGAGGAGATATAGGCTGTTGTCGCTGGATAGCCGTTGACTGGCTTGGCGACTTCCGTATCAAAGGTAAGCGTCCTGAATGCCATTCGCCATCCTCCTTGTAACCTGTCCCCCGATACAGATTGGCAGACCAACCCTGTGCCGTGCAAGATAGATCCCCGGCTAGAAACCCTATATCATTTGGATCTCTTCTTGGGCTTCAATCTCTTGCCCGACATCTTCTTATATTTCCCGTCAGACTTCTGTTTCAACTTAGAGGATTTCCCTTGCCCCTTCATTATCAGGCCAAGACCCATTTAATGGTTACATTCAGGGTATCTGCTGTTTGCTTGTTGATAGAGGAGGCGAAGAAGATATGGCTGAATACTTTTCCGGCATCGTTTGTTGTACTATCCACTAACGCAACTTCGGTCAATGCCGTATCGGTCGCAGTGCCCGGTGCCCATGTGCATTTCCATTCGATCGTGTCATAGATTCCGACTGCGGTGCCCGCAGTGCCAGTGGTAGGGTTGCCGGTGATTGCAGCAGCCGTCTGATCAATCCGTGGATAATCTGTTACGAATACTTGATTGGACGATGTTTTGTAGGTGCCCAGGGAGGCATCGTCCACCCCCGCAGTGCCTGTCCCGGTTCCCAGGATCATAGCCAACGGTGCCACTGTAGCGACTGGGAATGCGGTCGTGGTGCTTGCTACCTGGGTTCCAGCAGCGTTATATCTAGATGTGCCCACGGTGAATTGTGTATTATCGACCACGGATTCAATCAGATGCATCAATGCGTTTTTATTCACGGCATTATGGATATATTGAACTTCGGCCCTATTGATTGGCTTCAGATAGATCCCGTGGGTACTCGTATATCCCTCTTCAGAAACCTCTGAGAATGAGGCGTTCTTATTGAACCCGATCGCATCCAGATACTCCCTCGGCAATCCAGGGAGTTCCCAGGAGGCGATCTCAGTCCCAGTATTGGTTACATATATCGGCTTCTCGGAGAATTTCTCCACGACGACGGCTTGCTTGATGTGGAGTCCTGGCATATCGTCATTCTTCCACTCGTCGGATACGATCTTCTTCTCTACGGAAAACGATTCGTTGATTCTACTTTTCATTTCTTCTCCTCTGCTATATCAGACAGGACTTTTGTAATATCTTCCAGGGAGCCCACTAAGCACTTCAGGTCTCCTGATTTTAATGCTTCTGTAACTTTATCTCTCATCTTCTCGAATTCTGGGAACCCTTCGATCTTAGGTAGAGAATCCAACTCATCCACATTTTTCTCTGCCATGACTCTGAGTAATTTCTCGACATCCAATATTTGCTCCGATCGGCCATATGTTTAAGATAATCAGGGTTCTCAACCAATGTCGCAATTGTATCCGATATGTCCATCCAATTACAACCTACTGTCGGGAATCCACCCAGTATTCCTTTATTAATCCTTCGCAGATTCATTATATTAGAATGATCCCCTGAAGACAACACGCAGCAGCCGAATTGTAATGCCTCCAATTCTCCATGCCCGATTACCCCGGATACGCAATCTCCGATGTATATCATTGATTTCAGACGACTACGCCTAGAATCCATATAGGAGGGATTCTCGACATATACCACCCTGAATCCCCCAGATGGATCAGATCCCACATCCACCAATTCATTCAATACCCCGTTATCACTGTCCTCGGGTGTATATAATACAATCCGATCCTTGGTCGTTAATGGATCCATCTGGGTTATCGGCAATGGCAATATAGATCCAGAGAGCAGATCTGTCTTGTATCTATGGGGAGGGGTGGCCGCTATTTCAGTGTCTATAGCCCCTATGGAATCCTTATTGTCCCCCGTCAGATACCTTCCGAAAGGAATGCCACGGGCCAGGGATTCGTCGATATCGTCGTCCAATATGACGACATCCACGCCCTCTAAATTAGGCTCCTCGACCTCTTCAGAATAGGTGAGCAGATCCCCTAGTAACCCATTCAGGTTATACGGGACACCTATATTGCTCCTCCTGTATATATAATGGACCCTCAAAGGCTAGTCCCTGATGAATTTCTTGATGTCCTTGGCCGTCTTTTTCGCCTTGGCCGTCTCCTTGTATTCTTCTGGGCGTGGGCTAATGACGATCAATTTATCCACGGGGAGCAATATAATCTTGCCATCCTTGTTGGATACCAGGACTGAGGAGTCTCCCACCCATCTCAATAGCATCAGATTGTTGCCCGATCTCTTGTCCTGAAAGGTTACGCTACCTGCTTCTTGAAACATTTCAACCTCGATTCCTTGCTCATGTTGGTTATTTCCATGTCGTCCATATCTCCGTACAATTCTTCTATCTCGATTCGTAGACTGTCTAAATATTTATTAGTCAATCTACCCCCACCTATTTCCCAGAACTCTTCCGCCCCGTATCGATCGCCTAGATCAAATGCGTGTGTTTTGTTTTCCGTATAATAAAAGTCTGCACCATATAAATCAACCTTGGAGATCCCCATTGATTTACACAGGCCAATAGAATACGCCAACGAAGACATCCCGAATCCTGTATGGTAGATAGCCCTAGCCTTGGAGAATCGCTCCGTGATAGATTCACCGAATAGATATGTTTCCGATGGGCCGCCCTGTATATAATCCATTGCGTCGGCATCTATTACGAATTCGCAATCAGGCCTCCTGGATATCATGTAGGAGATCTTATCCACTTTCCTATAATCCCTAACGACGCAATAATCTAAATCATGCAATTTTATCGAATTATTAACGCCGATCTTGATAGTATCTTTAAGATTAGAATGATCTAGATATTCAAGGCTTATCCCCGGGCATAAGATGGAAGCCTTTTCTCCTTTATGATTATTTTCAACATTTCTTATATCTGACCCCATTACGACTCCTATTTCTCCACGCATAGACATAAAAGGCTCCCTCTCTATTCCGCTCTCCGTCATAGAAGCATTCACATTCCTTCTCGATCAATATCTCAACGGAGGAATTCACCCTATTATCCCTTGAATAGCGGTCCTCTCTCGAAAGATCCACTATGGCCGCCCGATGGGGCTTCCTGCAAGATTCCATCTCTATGCGTCCTTGATATACACGGCAGACATCCATGGAATATTGATTTCCATACTTATGGGAAATAGGGAATTCGGAATAGAAGAGGTCTCCCCAATTTAATTTACTTGGCAGATTGACCCATAAGGTTGTGTAGGAAATACCACGCCATCCCAATCCCATCAACAATTCTTCTATATTCTTTTCCATCCAATCCCTATGTGGCTGATTCTTGGATTGCTTTGGAGGGGCGACTATTATTGACGGGAAATATTCGATCTCGAATATACCGTCGGTCGCCGTGATATCCCCTACGATATCCTCAATCGTGCTACCTCTTGAGATCTTCTCCTTCTTCAAATTGATAACCTCATCTTATCTATTGATTCCTTTAATCCTAATTTCTTAAAACAAGACATGGGGGAGCGTTTGCTCGTCTGATAGATCTCGTCTACGAAATCATTATCTCTAATCATCCTACTAGACATAGCGAAATCTTTAAGCATGGACGATTGATTCCGGTCGATTGTTATGGATCCAGAATCATTGCAACAATCCACTCCGATAAGGACGACACCGGATACTCCAGACATCAATAAGAAGAATAATGCGGGTATCGCAGTGGTCTTAGAAATCGGTAGGTGCCGGGCATCCCATCCGTCCCTTGGATCTGAACTTATATAGGTATATATCTCCTTGAGGTCGAATTCATTACAGAAAGAACCCAGCCTATGATCCCCCCAGATGCTCTCCCCTACGATCACTTTAGGCATCGAAGACGATCTATACGATTCCGGATCCTCAAGGGCCGCAGCCATGGCTTGATGATCGTTCATCATCCAATAATCAGGTATGTATTTATCTTTATTCTTTTTCAATTCTGAATTTATGTCGACAGACACAATATCTTCGTTGGACAGAATTGCATGATCAATCTCTAGGGATGACGGGCCAGACCCGACTACCACTCCTATTTTGCCACGGTGCTTGCCATATAGAACGGAAACATCCGCTAGGGGGGGCTTGCGATACTCAGCCCGTTGCAAAACCTCTTGCTTCATTTTCATCTATAATCCCGTTTAATATCCATACTTAGGACTACAATCACAGCCAGAGGAATTGCATCTGGCGGGGAGCCGAAGCCCCCCGCCAGGACGATCGTCGATTAGGTAGTCACAGCGTCCTTATCTCGCATGACCAATCTGAGATCATCGTCAAGAAGTTTGTATCCATACAGGATATCAACGGAGACGATCCATTTCAGATCAACATGGGAGTAAGACATCATTACCCGTAGTCCAACCCCGTCCTTGGTGACGGTAGCAGACCTTACCCCGAATTGGCTATTCACCTGTTCGAGTGGCCTAGTGATCAGGGTCAATGCGTTTCGATGGAATACGACCGAATTCTTGAGTTCGTCGGTTCCTGGTGCTGGCAATCCGTCTGTCGCCGGGACATTCTGAGATGCGTATAGCCCCATGCCGAAGATCTTGCCAATGAATCCTGTGCGAACGGGTGGAGGATTGGTTCCCCCCTGATTCGCAGTGACGACCTCTGGAATCAGCAAAGCAGATGCGTAATGCTCAGGACTCATAACCATTGTGATGTTGGGTACGCCCGCTGGAGAGGTCATCGGAACTTCGTTGATCATCAGTTGCTTCTGGATACCAGCGAAATCGCCCAATACGAGTGCCCCCTGAGAAGCGGTTGTCACGGTCGATGCCGATACGGCCAAGCCCAATCCATCGGTGGCATTCAATAGATCTGCGTCGATCTTCTCTGCCATTGGAATCAACGCTGGCTCCATGAATTCCTCAATCAGATTCTTGATCGAGGTGTCCTGGTCACGCTGCGTGATAGCAAAGGCGACGGCCTTATGCTTATCCAATGTGATCTGGACGCTGGTTGCGGCAGTCGCACCGACTGCAAGCCCGCCTCCGGTGATTGTATTCACTACATCAACGACTGTTAGTTTGGTTGGCCTACGGGTATTTACTGTATCGCCGTAAGACGCAACCTCACTCTCGAAATTTCGATGGACGAGACCGGCCATCACGGTATTTTTCCCGAGAATCATTAGCGATTCCCGTGCCCAGATTTCTGGGGGGTAAATTCCCTCAAGAGATGATGCCATAATTAGTTACCTCTATTTTCTTGAATATCCTGGATAATCTTATCCCGGTTTTTTTCATAATCTTCCCACGACATCCCGCCTTCCCTTGTATCTTTCAAGGAATCAGCGGTGAATCGTGGCTTATCCTGCGAAGACCCTCCGGCCCCTGCTCCAGATCCCGATCTGGCAGGGTTTGAAAATAGATGCGGATTATCCTCTTTGAATTGCGGGATGTATTCAGAGACCGGAACGAAGTCGTCTCCGTGAGGGGTTTTAACCTTTACGGCATCACCCAACTCAGAATCTTCTACGATATTATCGGATAAGATTCTGAACGCCTGATTAGGCTTCACGGCACCAACATCTGAAAGCATGGATTCCACAGAATGTCTCCTGCGTTCCAATTTCATCTCCGTCTCTCTCACATCGTTTAGCGTCTGGAGTTTTTCATTCTCCTCGCTAACACGATTCAATTGGGTTTGCAATTTAGAAAGTTCTGCCTTGACTCCCTTGTCGGTAATCTCTGTCTCAGGTGCTGTCTTTGGATCTTCTGCGTCGCCTCTCCCGGAAGAGGAATCTGTAGAATTGATACTCGACAACATATCCTGTAGAACATCTTTAGTTACCATATCTTTGGTCTGTCTAGCAAATTGTTGCTTGATTCTCTTCTCCCTCGCCGCCAGGATCTTATTCATCTCGGTTTCCGAGATCATCTTCTCCTGGGGTTCAGGTTCCGTGTCATCAATAACATCTTCGTCGTCTTCTTTTTGCCTTACCAATAGCCCGTCCGTTTCAAAAGGGATTTCGTAAATCAATTTTCCTCCAGAAAGTAAATGCCGTTAACCGATCGGCCCGGAATAAGCGGATATACTGCCCCGCTATATAGCAGAATTACCAACCCGATCCATCCTTAGATAAATCGTAATGGTCTTGTCGTGCTGCAATTCTATCAGGTTTTACCATGTCCTGCAACTTGCTAATGAATTTCGACACCTTCCAGGTCTCCATGCTCTCGGAGAATATGGATAAATCCATATATATCTGATGGATCCTCATGTCCTTAACGACCTGTATCCGTATAGATATTAACGCCTCCGGATCGGACATTTCACCAAGGAAATTGAAATGATTATTACTCATCAGATCAATCTTAGTGGTGTCCATATTAAAACTCTCCACCACGGCTTTCTTCAGATCGTGTGGCTGCAAAGTTCCGTTACGGCAGTTACGAAGCAGAATCCTTTTGCTCGTCACCGCCCACATCTTTTTTCTTCTCGTCGGCATCGCTGGCTTCGCCCTTCTCGCCATAACTGTTCTTTTGCTGATCTGGACCCTCTGATTCCTCTTCCAATTCCTCTTCTGGCTTCTTCAACTCGTTCTCTTCGACCTCTTTATGGATCGAATCCCGGATATCCCTTGAGATATCCCCCAGAGCGGAGTCGATGATCTTCTTCTGCATCTCCTTGTCATAGATATCAGAATTGATTGATTCCCTGGTCGCCAACCATTGCTCGATCATACCCTCCGTCCCAGCATTCGTGAAGACCAATGGATAATTCGATCTGAATTTATTGAGCGATTCCATCGGGCTATGAGAAGATTCTCCAGAAATCCACCTCTCTGCGATCTCGAAGATCCTCTTCTCCGCATTAGATAATGCCCTGGCTGCCCGCCTTAGATGTCGCTCCTCTGATACGCTGAACGAGATAGCCCGGGATCTCCCTGAAGCCACATTCGCTGATTTACTATTCGTAGACAATGGATCGATCCCGGCAATCCTCCTGATCGCCTCTACGGAATCGGCTTTATTCTGGCGTAGATGGTCGCTCATCGTCTTCGGGAAATCCAGATATTTGATCTCTTCTCCATATTCTGGATTACGACGGATCGTGGCACCTGGGCCAACTGTGACTCTTGTTCTAGTCTCGGAAGATGTGTAATCGATTAGCGTAGGATGTGCGTGTCTCCAGGAACTATATTGGAGGTCGCTATCTGAAATATAGTTGGAGATATCGTGGTGATACGCATATTTCATTGGAGAATAAAAGGACATATGAGAATCCCTTTGCAATCCAACAATTGCTATTGGAACAATACCTAGATCGTGGGCTCCCTCTCCGACCAACTCTACGATCTTGGTTGTTCCATCTGCGGAATTCTCAACATCTCTGACCTCGAAGATCCTCCATGCTGATCGATCGAATTCCCTATAGGTGATAACCTTCTGCGGCTCTTCTAATGGCGTGGCAGATCTCCTTGATTCCTCGCAGATACGAATCCAATGCAATTCTCCGCATCTATCTACATCCCAATCAACGATCTGATTTATCTTATATGGTACAGCGAGAATCTCGTTGTCTCTAATCTTCCTTGTTATCTCCGTCGATTCGAAATCTATGGAAGTATACTCATTTGAATATCCGCTAGAATCGACGGACGGCTTATCGATCAATATGAAGGAGGCTCCGAATCCGAACGCCTCGAACAATCTATCTTCTAGGAATTGGTCTAAATGGGTTTGGCAGCCGTCTACATTATCTATGAAGTCCGGCCATCTTGAAGATAATTCAGTTGGTCTTGTTGGCGGACGGGACATGACCGCTCCAACTAATCTATGGAGTACCGGAGCCAATTCCCCTTTGAATCTTGAGAATCGAACTCTCCGCTCGTAATCTGACGGCTCCTCGTCGTCGCCCCTTTCGATATAATTCTTAGCATGGTCTTTGACATGATCAAATAAGACATCATTAATTTCAGTCCAACCATTAATGTTGGACTCCCATATAGGATGCCTTCTTTCTAACCTCTTTAATAATTCTCTAGACATTATATTTCTCTATCCAATTTGTCTATATCCGGAATCGCTGAACGCCGCTTCTGTAATTCCTCGGAATAGAATGTTATTCTAAATAATCCGCCGCCAAGGTTATCTCTCTCGGCTATATTATATTCCTTATTCCCCAATGTGAATATATCCCCCTCGATTAGATCTTCCATCCTCATTCTTCTTCTCCAACATTTACAACCATCCATAAGACATGATGCAACTCGTCCAATAGCCTGGCAGTATCTACAAGGACATCTCTCATTCCCTCTTCGATCATATTGGCTTCCTCTAGGATCCGGGACTTCGATTTATCATCGATCCTATTCCGAGTATAGATAGCGAGCCATTCACGCATCAGATCCCGATCGTCCATGTCCGTATATCTGGATCCAACATATGCGATCTCAGCCTTCTCCATCATTCCTGATTTCTTCAATCTCCTGGCTAGATCAACCCATCGATCTTTGTCGAATATCGATGTTGATTTAAGGGTGATAATCAGGGAATCAATGTCCGGATCAGAGAAGTCCTTAGTCTTGATCCACCCGGTATCTTTATTTCCCATTCTTCTTACCTTTCTTCAGGAACTCCTTAGGATGCCTATCATCCACATCCAATATATCCAATATAACAGATGATGGTATCGCTGTCGCACCTCCATATGTTCCATCTTTAGTATATGAATCGACCACTACAATCATATTCTTATCTCTCCTGACGACCCAACCAACTGTGACACAATTTATTGGCTTTATCTCATTAGGGATATCCTGTAGATCCCCAATCCATTCAGCACTGGATTGGATATCCTTCCATATAACTATGACCAACTTTATCTTAGTCGCCATCCTTCACCCATTTATCCATACCAGTCTTAATGGCTGCAATATTGGGCTTCTTATATGGGAATACCTGGTCGATCAGATAATCGGCAGTGTCACTCATATGCCCTAATGTCCCGCCCTCAGGATGGTTCTGCGATTTATCTTTCGACATCCCGTCGACCATTCTCTGTAATTTTAGATCCGTAATCAATTGGCGACACTTCGGATTAATGATCCAGCGGACACGGCCTCTGGAATTCGTCAATAGCCCATTAGCGGCCTTTAATCGGCTAAGATGTCGGGGATTCCTGCGTGGCACCTTCCTGATGATATTCCCCCTGAATGCTTGCCTGACCCATTCGTCGATCTCGTCATAATTGGAGACCCCCACTACGGCTGAAGCGTCCCCGTAAATATAGACATCACCTTTATGAGCCCGGCCCTCAGGTCCGTATCGCTTGATGATCTCCCGACATACCTCTGGAGTATTGGAATTCTTTAACGAGATCTCATCGATAGTCATCAGGAAGGATCCCCCGTATATCTGGTGGACGGAGCAGGACATCGGATTAATGTTGAAATCGAAAGACAAATGCAGAGGTTCCGTAGAATCATATACGGCCTCCGGCCTGATATTATCATCGTCTGTGTAATTGTAATAACATAGACCCTTGCCAACATCAATATGCTCGCCATAGATGTAGGCCTTGATCTGATCCTCCGATAGGGTATTCAGAAGTTCCTCAATAAATTCCCTCGGGGCTCCCGGATTCTCCAGCGTGGTGATCCTGATTGTCTTATGCGTCTTACGCCATTGCTCTATTCGATCTCTATTAGTCGGGGCGATGCTGAATCTCTGATATACATGGTCGATCCCCTCCGGAGTCCCTACGACATAGAACTGGGACATCTGCTTGCCCGTCTTCGGATCCTTGCGGGCCTTACGCAACCTAGATGTCAGCGACACGGCCAATTCCGGGAAATCCCTGATTGTAGTCGCTTCGTCCACCCCGGCGAACGCCAAATTCAAGCCACGCAGCCTCATCGGCCTGTCCGCAGAACCAAATAGAAGGTCGAATCCCCAGGGGAACTTGATTCGTCGCATTGAGGGGGAGAATTCACATAAGTCCCATAAACTTGCACCATTCTCAGGATCTCCCAACTTACCAAGTACATCGTCTCGGAGAGTAGGGAGAAGAACCCGCTGATACATATCAAAAGTAGGAGATACAAGTACACCTGAATAGCCCCTTCCATTCAATGCGGACAATAAGACAGTCTTGACGCATAATGGAAGCGTCTTGCCAGATCCGAAGCCCCCAATTAGGGCCAAATTGGGCACCATGCATCTCAGGAACTCCGTTTGTTTCTCGGAGAACGATATTCCCAACTGAGATAGGTCGATATCCAACTTCATTTCTGTTATTATTCAGCAAAAGGAAAGGAATTGCAACCATGCAAGAGGAAGATTTCGTATCTATCGATCAGGCAGCCGAAATTATCGGCGTAACATCACGCAGAATACGCCAAATCTGCCAAATGGGGCGACTTGGGCAGAAGATACTCGGCAGATATATGATCAAAAGATCAGAATTGCTCTGGTTTTCACGCCGATACAGGCCATCGGGAAATCCGAATTGGAATAGGAACGAGAAGCGAGTCGACTTATGGGAATAGCATATATGCGATAAGTAGTGACCTGCAATGTTTCAAAAAAGTCAGTGGCTCTGGGTGGGGAGACTATACTCTCACTATTGGGGGGCAAAAAAAATGGGGAGCCGTTCGGCTCCCGTTCGGGAGCCGGGAAAATCCCGGCTCCCGTTCCGATTATTTTCTATCTCGTTTTCTCCATGCTTCGCCGTTGGCAATTTCTGCTTTGGCGTATGCCAATTCGAAATTTCTTCTCGTATTGCCGTTATCGATCCAGCCATTCAGGCTGATTCCCATCGCATTCGCAACGGCATCGAGCCGTTTCGGAAATCTTCTATCGGCTCTTTCCGTTTCGGGATTCTTCCCATCGACGCCTTGCAAGATGCAATAAAGCGGCATCATTGCGTCGATGCCGTCTGCTTCCGTTTCCATTGGCACGGCTTCCGAAATCGATTTCGATGCCGCTCGCAACGCCGTTACGATCGCATCACGATACGATGGCATCGCTTCTTCCGTTCTGATTCCGTCGACGGCTAGATCAGCCGATGCCGCCAGCATTCGCATCGGCTTTTGGAAGCGATCCTTATTCGAATTCGAAATCGCATCCCGGATAGATGCCGCTCCGATGAAATGCTTATAATCGGATCTCGTATCTCCGTTTTTCTTGATGCCGCAAAGCATCCGTAATGCTAATTCGAATTCCGTTACGGCTGATTTCTTGCCGTTGAAGACGATGCTATCGAGCATCACGATGGCCGCAGCGATGAAGATGCCGATTTCGATCCCCTTGCCATCGGCTCCTAGATAACGGCGGCAATTCGATTTTGCCATCTCTTGATTCTCCGATGCCGTGCGATCCCATTCTCGTTGCGTTGCGTTTCCCATTGCGTATCCTTCTAGGCCATAGCGTTATTGCCATCGGCCGATAGGCCTATTCTCCTCGATGATGGGGCATCCATCAATAATAAAATTGGATTCTGGATAAATTTCTTTGAATAGAATGAATATGCGATGAATATGAATGAATATATCGCCATCCATCGATATATCATGATGGCAAGAAGAAAATTCGGAATTCTTTGAATATGAATTGAATAGCATACGAATTGCATACGATCGGATGGGATTGAATATCCGATGAATTGCATACGAATTGCATACGATAGGATGCGATTGAATACGAATTGAATATTGCATACGAATTGCATACGAGAGAATTCGCTTGAATACGAAAACGCTCGCTGCCCAGATGTAACATCCTCTATCATTGTATGAATTGGAGAAGAACATTTTGGCGAATTGGATTGTTACATCTACGATATAAAAAAAGATGCGTGTAGGTTCCTAGAATCTACATCTATCATTGATGATGTCACAAACATTTAGCCAGATGTAGCACGATCCTTGTAGCATAATAGATGTAGCATAATAGATGTAGCATAATAGATGTAGCATAATAGATGTAGCA